ATCAATTGCTGGCGAACCTAGAGATGTGGTACTTGAGGGTGTGTCGCCGAGCAATTCCCGGACTTCCCCCAAGTTAAATATTCCACTACTATTAATAACCATGTGTATTAGCTAACTCATATAGAATGTGTATTTAATCATTCAAGTTCCAGTGCTGAATCTAAAGTTACAAAAATCGTTAATTAGGTCGTCACTAGTTATATTAAACGACACTTGAGTTCGCTCGGCAACTGCTCCAAATGTTCCCAACTTCCATGCCCAATATTCATCAACCTCATTTTGATCATACACCTTGTGTTTAGTGAATACATCACCTACAGCTTTAGTGCCTTTCTGGCGAATCATTTTCTGCCAAAATTGAAATTCAGTTTTAGATGATACAGGAATTGTTTGAAAGTACGGTAGCGGCATTTTACCCATACCACTCCTGACGGCGGCTGTAGATTCGATCAGTTCATTTGAGTTGTTGACGTTCCAGTCATGGCGTTGATACTGTGCTGTTGTCTCAAAGTTCGGTAGCGTTTCTGATGGGGTTACCACAAATCCACCAACAGTTGGGCGGTAGAAGTGTTGGATACTTCGTTGAAACTCCAACCGCATAGTCGGTTTTTGAATATTCAAAAACCGATCATATACAATCAAACCATTGACTGTCTGTTGATCAAACAATAATGCGTGTTCATAGTAATCAAGTGAAATCTTACCGGATCCGATGTGTTGAAATTTATTTTGATTCGCTATCGGATTGCCTACACGCTTGAGGTTCTCGTAGAATAGTGTAGTGATACGGTCCGTACGCAGAGGCACGATATCTTCGGATATTGGATCTCCGATATCATCAAATATACACGCAGTTGATTGCAGCTCTGTTGTGTATGGTGTGTTATATACATTACACACCACACCTTCTGGAGTATTGATCCAGAGTCTATCTCTGAACGGGTTCAGTTCAACGTACGGCAAGTCGAGTACTCGCCTAGTTGTGTACGATGAATCTGGCACGTACCGGCGGTTGGATAGTCCATTGGAATTGTAGATCGTGTTTACCAATCTACGCACTTGTTGATTCCAATCCACAAACTCTTGCGTATCAGGATCTTGGGTTGGATTTTCCCCATGAGCAAATACAACCCCATCATCCTCCATGAATCGGACGTAGGAGTGTATGAAGTTTATTAGATTCTGTACCCCAGTAATGACTACTGGGAATTCAAATGTCACAATGTCTGATATATCTGGTGTGATGTACTCCCAAGTTCTGGGGGTGCGGGGATCACCGGCCGTGAATGTAGATTCGAGTGATTTAACTACTACTGAGAATTCACTGGTTCCATATGAGTTAGCCCCACCAGATTGGGTTAGTGCTGAGGTGCTTGAGTTTGTAAAGTCAACTCTAGAGATTCCTGGGGTTGGTGATTCGATGTTTCTGATGAACACGTCGACTACATCACCCGAAGGTAGTGTGAGTTTGGTAGATTCGCCGGATAACCAAGGGGATGTACCTACAAACTCGAAACAGCCAAGTAGTGGTTTCCAGGTCATCGAACGCAACAGTACTCCATATCGACGGCGTGTTTCGACAATCGACTCTGAGGAGTCTACCCGGTAGCTCCAATCTGCGCCGTCCCCCTGAGGAATTGTGAGTGGTGATCCTGCGGTAGAGAGAGATACAATCAGATTGGAAAATGAGATAGTCTTTACATTCTCAGTCTTTTTCAACACTATTTTGTAGTTTTCGAGTGGAGAGCAATCTTCATACAATTTTAGGGTTTGAGGTACGACGATGGAACCAGTCTGGTACGCTAGCTTAGTTGTCCAAGTCTTCCATGCCATCAATGGGGAGTCATTCACATTGAGTAATGTGTGGTATCGACTAAACAGTACAATCAGGCTGAGGAGTGATGGGTCGAAGTGAAGATCATCACCTTGCAGTAAGTCCCCCTGGGAGTGGACATTGTGGGTGTCCGGATTAATCGTCAATCCATTAACAGAAATTGAGTTTGGTTGGGTTATCTCGGTGTATAATTTCAAGGGATCAATCGAATGAGCACTTATGAGTAGTGATCTGATATACTCAATAGATTGTTTCCACGTAAACTCAGTTACTGTATTGATGCCGTATACAGTTGACACTGGAGGTACCGTAGAATTAATTGCAAGCAAATTCGCCAGTAATTGTTCACCATCAGCGCTGGAGTCTGTTGCTGTAATGGGGATCCAATATGGAGGAAACAAGTCGTCAGGTTGGATTTTATCCGATGTAGTCACACTTGATGTATTGACAGACGTGTGAGCACATGGACGTACTTCTCCAGCCCCTCCAGTAGATATTCCCACATTAGGTAACTCCTTACCCGAAGGCACGAGTCCAGCATGTATATTATCCCACATTATGGGATTCCACCTTCGGAGTTTGTTGTGATCTTGATAGTGTTGAGCCCACCAACTTGGTTCTTCAGTGTACCCTTGAATGCACCATGGTTGGAGGTGAGGGTGCGCTGTCCCATACAGTTTGGTGTAGATTTCGAGTGTGGTATTGCCCCAAACACCGACCAGGTCTGGATGTGGTGCATTTATGGCGCCTAAGAAAGTATTTCCGTACCACCACGTGAACGCTTTTGTTTGTACATAACTGCGAGTAAGGATGTTTGATTGATTTGGATGCCGATTCAGATGTTTTGCAGCTGTGCTATAATCTTTTGCTATCAATTGGTTGGCGAGTGTGGGGTTTGCTTGGGGAATTGATATCCAATCAACTAGTTGGGGTTGGAGTTCTTGAGTCCGAGCATATAAATCTTTCTCATATTCCAACAATACTTCTGCTACAATTACCGTAGCATCCAACTCAACCCAGCCAACTAAATTTGATACCACTACCCATCCGGCCGGCGTATTCGATCTAAGCTGGTTTGTTGGGGCATCATACCAAAGAGCTCCAAGAGTTGATGATGCTGGTTCTACTGAATTAGTAGTAAAGTGGTCAACTGCAAATTGTTTCAGTGTCGAAGTTAGCGAATCTAACCAAAGAGCGTTGGCGGTTGGGGGTGGTGCGACTAGTGAGGTTGTTGTCTGAGTTGCAAGTGCAGACACTACGGCGATGACCTGTGATTTATTTGATGGAAGATTTCTAATGTGCCCTGAGTGAGTTTGGAGCGTGATAACTCCCAACTTACTATCTACCACCAACGATGGTGGAAGCGCTGTAACTACCCCCAGCATTGGGAGGGAAGGTACTATATTAGGAAACCCAACATGTGTACTAGGATTATACGTTTGAGTGTCATGGAATATTAAATCATTCGAGCCACGAGCGACAGCCTGGGCCTTTATCTCCTGGTAAATTGAACGGGCCAAAGAATATCTACTAGTAGATTTTGTGAGGAGTAGCTCAATCATTGGCGATATCGCCTGTTGTTCCAAAGAACTCGATGCGGAGTGATATTGCTCAATAGCAAAATTGATTAAGTTTGGTAATGCAATGTGTTTAGCAAGGAGCGATGACACAAAGTGAGATTCCCCACCATGTGCAATCTTGATAATTCCTCCACTACTCCAGTCGGTGGTGCCAGTAGACTGAGTATCCAAGATTGATCTGAAGTGAGGCACAACTTCACTATATCTGAGCTCCTGGCGGGTCTCTCGCTGGGGATTGAAGGTTAGTAGTGGAGACGGTTCCCAAATTCCTGAGCCTGGCGGTACCAACAACCCAAGAACATCACCCTCAGCTTGCCGATTTTGATTGACGTATCTGGGAGTATATGTACTCTCGCCCCTCCATATTGTACTCGGAGTCCCACCTGAGTGATATGTCCGTAACGCACCATCATCAACCAAATCACTGGTGAACTTGAAGTCTTCGTTGGAGTTTGATGACCAAATGCGCTTATTGAGTTGCCTAGACTTTGCATTGTTCAGATCACTAACATATTCCCAAATCGTACCCACTCCAATTACCTGATCGGATACTACATCATACAGATTGAATTGGGGTTGTTGTGAGTGAGCCTGCTTGGCTTGCCCAATATTCAAGTATCTGGCTAAATTTTTAGGGATTGTTCCAGCAACCCGAGTGCCACCAGTACTGGTAAATGGTGATGCTGTTTCCAACACTGTAGTAACGACCGAAGACCTCAGTGAGTCAGATGATGTGTGGGCTCCCACGTATACAGTGATGGTACCAGAAATTGGTTTGGTAAATTCAATGACTGTGGAATATGCGGACCCAGACTCTTCGCGCTCTATAAAATTATAAAACCGATGACCATCAACTTGAACAATAATGCTATGCTGGCCATACAGATATGCTGGAGTCGTCAGACTCAGTGTAGGAACGCTGATTATTTGTGTGTGTAGTGTCGCAGTCAGTACTTTATTTTCACACGGACTATACGCCTCCTCAACTAAATGCCACAAGTGTGTGAATAGTGGGTCTACTATATCCTGATCCGTCGGTTCACTTGTGGTCAGAGTCCACTTACTCGCTAAATTTGGCCGAAAATTCCATTTTCGGGTTACCTTCACCCATTGATTCAGCTCAACATCTTCAAACTCGATAATGGGATATACGGCTTGTTTAGCGATGCCTGTCCACGTTTCGTATGGGTTGGTAGTAAGTCCGTGCTCATACGGAGATTCAACTTCAGCTCGGGTGTACCAATGGTTCTGTAAACTCCACGGATCACTTTGTGTGGAGGTTTTTGTTATAGTGACATAATCAGGTAGTTCAACTACATTCGCTCGATTGACCCAGTAGTACCCCGAGTAATCAAGAAATTTGGATAGGTTGATTGGGGGTGCAAAATTCAACTGATTAACAGCACCCCAACTGGAGTATCGGATTGGGTCAACTCCAACGTGAGATGCCTTACGAAGAATGTCGGTCCAGTTGTAGATTGTATCTTCTGTGCCATACGTAACTTGATATACTGGCGAGAGTTGATAAGCTTGTCTGCCAGTGGTAGACTCTAGTATTGCATCTGAGATGTTGGATAGTGGGAATCCAATTGTTCCTGACACACCAACAACTTCAGGCTTGGTTAGCCACCGCTGAAAAAGCGTAGATAGTATACTCTTAGATACTTCTGATCTGTTGACGGCGGGCAGTAACGTGTCTAGATCTAGATTTGGGCGTTTATAGTCACTACCATATTCTTCAAACATACTGGGAAATACCTACAGAGATTGGCGTGCCGCTAGGGGATACCAGGGCGGGACGGTGGAGTATTACTATTTATGTTGGGTTACTGCCTCAGGTTAGATGCTGATAGGGTGTCTACCAATTGTATGTCGGCGGATGTGACATCAGCGATGAACACTTCATCTGGAGAGCTCTGCATCTGATACAAATCACCAAACTGAAATTCTGGATACAGCGGAACCAACAGCATCGATTGGATATTGTACTTAGAATTGGTCTGAACATATGTAGCCAGGCTTGAGAAAAACAATTGGTCTCCAAAAGCAATATTTGTGATGTCAAAGTACTGGCGAATCAGCGCAATCACATCCGCCTTCACTGAGTCTGCTGATGACGTAGCATTTTGTACAATGAGTTGGATTTTAGCTCGAGCTTGAGGTTGGGCATTCTTACCGTACAATATTTTAAACTTGCCGGGGCGGAGGATAACCTCATCAGACATCATCGAATTCTTTAGGTACTCAGAGTAAGCAGATTTCAACTGGAAATATGACGGCACTTCCGGCTTGGGTGCATCTAATTGAAGCCAGTTCAGCGTATCCACATAATACCGCTTAGTTACGATATACAAATCATTGATATTTGTCCGAACAGGATCAATTAAATTAAACGAATCAGAATAATGTTCCCAGAGAAAGTTCAGGTTTTGGCGGCCTGGGTAGCGTTTATACAACACACCGGCGGTGTCGTAGATAAAATTTTGTCGTATTTGGTCTGTATCGCGCTGGATGGTAAATTCAGAATTGATGTTTGGGCGAGATAGGTATACGAAATCCTTTACAGTGATTGTAATCTGAGTATTGGTGGTTGTTGCAGGCAGTACAATAGCTGATGATAGCTGGCCGTTTAGCGTGGCCGAATCCTCATTCCAATCAACATGAGCATTGTTGCCGATCACTGATAATATGTCGCCACGGCCGTGGAGGTACGTCACAGGAAGTGTGATTGTGATGTTAGTTGCGTTGGGTTCAACTGAAAAAGTGTAGATAGAATTTAGTATACTCTGAGCTGTAAAGTCTTCTGGAAACCCATCTCCATTAGTATCCGAACCAATCAACTCAACCTTAGATAGATCAACTGAGGTTTGATTTGGAAGTGATGTTAGCGGCAACATATTGCCTGCAATGCGATATCGCACATCGGATGGTAGTACACCAGTTCGAGATCGATTCACATTTGCTTTAAGTATGGTGATTCTATCATTTGTAGGTAACAGAGTGTCATAATCCAACTGAGATCCAAGCGAATAGTTCCAAAATTTGGTAGTCGAACTCGAGAAAACGGTCGATGCAGCATTTATGGTAATTACCCAACCTCGAGCACTAGTGGATGTTGTTATGGTTAAATCACGGGGCCCATACAAATTTAGTCCAATTACCCACGCGAGCGTTTCATCTTCCCACCTGAATCCAACGCTACCGCCACTAGCTAGTAGTTTTAGTGAATTGATTAATTGGGATTGTTCGAGAGTATTTAAAAATGTGCGGACACGTGGAGTGTACCCAATCCGCTGTGCAACCCCTAACCACATATCAGGAGCAGCGAGCAAATGATCTACATTCGCAGACACAAAAGCCTGTAAAGATATGCTGTTGTTGGGGTTGAGAACTTCGCGAATCTTAGTTGTGGGTTGGAAGTACAACACACCATCATTACCAAAAATCTTGACATTCTCATACACTTCTGAGCTATCATTCCAACCAGAATATTTGGACTGTCCTGTGAAACTCCGGTTTACAGCCTTGATTTTAACAATCGAAGAATCTTGGAGAAGGTAGCCCTCATGATCCTGGGCATTGACCATCCGATCTTGAGTGTAGTATACACCAGGAACCGCCTGCTGGATTTTTTGGATAGATTCGGGTTCAGCTTGATTCTCAATCGGAGTAGTCAGTGAGAATACTATTGTACACGTTTGGCGATTCCCATACAAGTCTTGATATTCAAACAATACTGTGCGTTTTTGGATTGCAGAAACTGGAATAGATGCACTGAGCGATTCACTAGAACGGGCCCACAACACAAAGGAGCCACTTGGTACATTTGAATAGTTTCCATCACCAAACACTAACTGTATGTTGTCGTTTTCAAGCGTTTCGACCTGGAACACATTTCGATCATTTTTGGGACTGTTGTACGCAATATTATCAACCCGAGTCCAGTGCGTTGTGGTGTTTCCAACCGCATCGACCTCAGTTAACCACACGTCAGTATCATTGATAGCACTTTGTCGGATCGCTTCCGTATGATTAACGGCAGTGCCATCAAAAAACAACGTAGTTGGGGACAGGCGGCCCTGTTTAGTGAGGAAGAAGTATCCTGTGTTTCGAGATGCTACCCCAAATCCATCATTGAGCTTGAGAATGTCAACTGCCCGATCGCCACCCGCCGGATATTCCAAAATGGAGTTGTTCGTTAATTGAACTGGGACCAACTCCATTGCCAAGTTGGCTTTATCTAAACCAATGGTATACCGATATACACCATTGGTTTGGTTAGCAGTATTGAGCGAATACTTTTCAACAATGGTTCCGTCCAGGTTTAATTTATCTGAGTCGGATACCACACCAATCCTGTTGTTAACAATCTTGTTCAGTATGAGTTCAAATTGCAGTTGCCAATTTGGATTACTCGGATCATTCCATTTTGTTACCTTATTCCGAATATCTGTACCCTGTTGATCGAGGATGGACTCAGTTGTTGTAAGACTATCAATCTTGACTAATCCAGTAGCCGCCTGCCGCCGAGATGGGGTATACCCCATCATCGCTGCTAGTTGGAGCACTGAAGACTTACGAGTAGCAGATTGCAATATGTGCTCTTGGGTGTTTACATCTACCCTATAAGCAAATAGTTCCCCTACATAAGCAAATAACTCGATTAGTGGTAACATCTCATCTGTTTCAATGAGATTATTGAAGTACTCTGGGTGATAAGTTCGCAAATAACTTATCAATACCTGCTTTACCTGGTCGAAGTCAAATTGTTTATAAGAAATAGTCTTCTTGAGCACATCGTACGTTGATTGCCATTGTTCAGCAAAGTTTGTGTTTAAGGCAGCAGGCATATTAGTTGTAGTTGGTATGAACTTGATCTACACCCAGGTTGGACCCAAGTGCTTACGGCGTGAGTCCTATTTATCTCTCTGTTTTGGAATCAAAAGCAGTAAGCCTAATTCCAAAAATTGCTTCCGAAGGTGGATTTCTATTAGTTTAACGTAACGAAGTGCAGTGAAACTAATAGAAATGTGCCGGTAGGACTGTAAGTTGCTGGTTATGTAGTGAAACGAAATAACTCTGCAACTGGAAGTATGTGCGTCTTACTTGTTGAATTCCAAGTTGAGCTCGAGGACATCAGTCATGTCCAGCTCTACGTAGTAGAGCGATAATTCTGCAAGTATGGAGTGCGCATCCCAGTTAGGTGTAATATTGATTTTCTTTAAGTGCACACGGGGGTCGTAGTTGCATACATACGTCAAGTCCTCTCGGATTACATCTACTACTTCACGAGTCATTTGTTCAAACAATAAACCTGGTATTCTTGTTCCGAATTTTGACATCATAAGTCTTTCGCCCTTACTTGTGTATATGTGCGTCAATAAATTCATTTTGACTAAGTCTAAATTTACCAACTTAGTTGTGTGATTTTGGCGGAATTCGTGTAGCGAGAACCCGCGGTATAAAGTACGCAATTTGGTGTAGTCCTAGATTTACTCTATTTATCTCAATACATCCACTGCGCGTTCACCTATTACCTCCTTGACGTTACACCGGTACCCGGTTGCACTTGGAGGCACCTTCGTTTCACTACGGTGACTTCTTTTCAAATTTATTTGTTATTCAATTAGGAGAAATAAGGAATAGAAAGGTTTTATAATCCCCCCTAACGTACACGCGGGTGACAGCATGCCGATTTGCAATTCGGAATAAATTGAATTTATTCTCGTATCTGACCGCAAATTACATCAGATATTACTTGTGCTATTTTGTTCGTTGGGTCACAACGGCACAATCAAGAGCAGCAACACAGTCCATCGGTCGGTCTCTCGAGTTTAGAAGTTACGACATAGTTGGGTTTAATATAGGAGAAATTTGTATCTCCGGTGAACTGACGACTGTTTGTACGCCTTTTGTTGTGGACCCCCACAAATTCACCCTACATCAAAGTAGTCACACTCAACACATCCTTCAAGGGCACCTCACCGCTAATAGAGTCGTGCTCCCCTCAAATTTTTAAATTGTGTATTGACTCGCGGTTCGCAAAATCAATACTCTATTTATACGTTTATTATAATCTGGTTGATACGGCTAAGTAGTTCTAGGGTCCCTGTACCACATCTAGCTAAATATCCGACCGTAACCACAAGTCCACAACCATGCCGAAGATTAATAGCAAGAACAAAGGATCTACCTTTGAACGCCGAATCGCAAACCGATTATCTGAGCACTTCGCTGAGCATCTACAGATGGAGAAGGGATTTCGCCGAAATCCCGACTCTGGAAGCTTCTTTGGTGGCTCTAATAAACAGCGGGTCGGCACTCATGATACGAGTATGGCTACATTTGGGGACTTGATATGTCCTGTATCATTTTTGTTTTCCATTGAATGTAAGCACTATAAGACTTCACCCTCGATGGGGGTACTGTTTAGTGGGGAGATTAAACAATGGGACGGGTGGTTAGCCCAGGTAACCCAAGACAGTTCTCAGACAGGTAAGTCACCGCTTCTTATCATCAAGTACAACAACGTCCCAGAAATTGTACTGGTTTCAAAGTACCACGAGGAAATTCCTTGTAGATTTAAGTACAAGGAAATGTTTGTATACACTCTCGAAGATCTGCTTACTCTACCATTACCAGAGTTTTTTGCGTGAGTTGGATCGCCTACTGAGTAATTTCAATGTGACTAAATCCATCCGTCTGCCTAACGATTAGTGTGTTATCGAAAGCATTTGAAATCTCATCTCTATGTGATATAACAAATACTGCAAGGTTCTCCTCCCGAGCCTTGCGCTTTAACAAGCGCGACGCAGCGCTTATTCCGTGGGAATCTAACCCAATATCTAGGACCTCATCGAAAATTTGGATATTAATTTTGCGATGAATTTTCTGTAGTACATCACAGAATGCTAAACTTAGCGCGAAGTTTACACGGGCCTTCTGCCCATTGCTCAAGCACCCATACGATAACTCCCTCCCGAACTGAGTAATATTTGCATTGAGGTTTGGGGTGAACTCTACACTATGGGGCAATCCGAGTGCTTCTAGATATGTGGCCATCCGTTCATTCAAAAACGGAATGTTCTTCAACAACAAAGCCTTCCGAACAAACGAATCCTTCTTTGTCAGCAATTTTAACAAGAATGCTTGGTGTTCGTTCAACTGTGAAAGTGTGTTAATGGATTCAAAGTTCGCCTCTTCAGGTTGAGCTTCCAATAGTTCTTGGAGCGTATCAAGGTGGGGGTTGAGTTGGGAACGCAACCCTTCCAACCTTGTTTGAAGTTGTTGGTGTTGTGTGTGCAATTCAACGAGGTGATTAAAATCATCCACGGTCGACTTCGCTTGAGCTGCCTCTAGAAGCCTCATGACTGTCTCCAACTTGGTTTTCATGTCAACAGACTCAGCATCACAACTCAAAATATCAGACTCCAATTGGACTAGTTTTTCAGCAACATCAGCTTGCTTCTCCTTAGAACCCTGGAAATCTTGCTCACAATACGGACACTTGGCCTCACCCAGCGCTGCAGCCTCCTTCTTCAACTTCTTAGATTCACGAATCAGATCGGATATTGTGGAAGTTACTTTATCTACACCTCGCTTGACCTCTGATTTCACTTTCTGGAGCTCATTTACAGTAGCGTGCAACTTCTTTTCATACTCAAAATCAACACCCTTGATTGAATCTAGATCAGTGGTCAACTGATTGATAGCGAGTTTTGATTGATTCTCCCAACTAACAGACCTAGTTTTTGCCTTTGTAATCAAATCGTGGTGAGTAGCGATTTGTTTAGCAGTTGCTTCGATTATGGTCTGTTGGGTTAACAGCGATTGTTCGGTAACTTTGATCTGAGATTTGAGTACCTGAGCTTTAATGGACAGTGATTGGAGATCGAACAGTTGCTCGATCATATCTGTCTGATTAGATTCGTAGTGAGAATTGGTGGGTAAGTCAAAAAAGCTCTTGTTTGTCGCACTAAACACTACAATCCGCGAAAACAAGTCGAAGTCAATTCCAACAATCTTCTCGATCAGTGTATTGGTATGATCGGCACTCGCTGGAGTAATGTCGATACCATTCTCTGAAATACTGACCCCATTCTCTCTGAATCCTTTACCTCCCTTTCGCCACCGCTCGATGTGATATACGACATCGCCAATAGAAAAGTCCACTGCGCCATGCAAGTCTTGTTTGTTGATGTTGTTGATTAACTCATCTTTAGTGAGTGAATCGAGTACTTTATCGTAGAACAACCACGTTAAGCAGAACAAGATAGACGTCTTGCCTTGACCATTCGTTGTCTTGTCGTCATCATTTTTACCAATGATTAGGGTTGTCCCTGGAACGTTGAAGTTGATGTTGGTAGCAACTTTGCCATACGAGCGAAAATTGCGGAAAGAAATTGATTTAATTACTAGCATTGGATATGTTGTGGAATCAAAGGGTTTTGTATATTTCAATCAGCGCCTTGTTGTCAATCTTCTCAACAGCAATTTGGCTTAACATTTTGTGGACGAGCTCATCTACCGTAGATTTACTGAGTTCGTCTTGTGATATTCCTGATAGTGTTTCGCCTAGAATTTGCTTAGCCTCAGTCTTATCTTCCTCAATAGCCAATGACTTAATTCCAAGTTGCTTAATAAACATATCCCTCAACACATTGTGCTCTTCGTATGTGATAGGTGTATCTGCCATGCATCTGACAAACGTCTTTTCATTTACTTCCCGGGCAACCTTACCACTCGATAACTCACTCAGAGTTGTCTTGAAGTACCTAGGACCATCTATCCAGTTGTGGTATACCATCTGCCCAGTATCAAATTGGTACGTACATGCCCCACGAGCGGTATCGTTAGCATCAGCAAAAGAAGTTGGGAATGTATTGCCTATATAAGTAACATTTCCTGTTGTCTGTCTCTTGTGGAAGTGTCCTGACAACACACTCGTGTATTCCGACAATTGTTGAGCATCTGGTCCATGATCCATCTTGGTGTTATAACCAGTTATGATGAAATCTTTGAACTCGAAGTGCCCAAGCAAATGTTTTGCTGGTTGTTTGAGTAAGCAAAAATCGTACTCATTATGAAACAGATATGGGGAAAACAGAGCACTCTTGTCAAATTCGGGGAATATAGTAGGTTGGTCAATTATCGTGAAATTTTCAAACTTGTTGAAAAATACGCAACTGTGTATATCTCGTGAGTGTTTATTAAATAAATCATGATTACCAACAACAAAGTAAATTGGCAACCCAAGATCGTTGAGTGCCGTTGCTAATTTATACGAAAGGTTCAGCGTATCGACATGCAAGTGACTCCGGGATTCGTGCCAGTCTCCCAAGAACCCGATACAGTCAATGGTTGGATCACTCTCGACAAGTGATACCAACCATTGCATATACTCTAGTGTGTTAGTAGTATAAAATAGGTCACGAGATTTACCGACATGGTAGTCGGTAAACAGTAGCATTTTATTTAGTTGAGGACGCTTTTTTTGGTTTCTTTGGTTTGGTGGTGCCATTAGTGGTTACATCAACTTCGGGTGGGGTTTGTGGTGATACATCAGGGGGTTCTGGTGTATTATAAGCTTCAGTGAAAGTATATGATGGATCCAAACCGTTGTCAACCAATAGCGCATCCCGGATATTTCTGTGTTTGCGTTCGTGATTTAAGTACTGCAAGAATGAATTGGTTACGCATGTAGTAAAATATGCAAACGGATTTTGTGACTTCTGTGGGTTAAATCCCCGCCACGACTTCACTAGATTCATCATCGCAAACCCTTGCATATCTTCGTTGTATGTGTAACTTGCAAAATTAACCTTGCGAGCATATCTCTGGCAAATCATCATAACCATTTTTGCAAGTTTGGGTGTCATGGCGTCCTGTTTGATGCTGATATCAAATTCCTCCAACAACGCCTTATTATTCACATACGCCTGAGGTTTTTTGATCTTAACCGCCGCCACGGTGACTGTATCCCCTACAGCTAAACTTGGAGTCAGGTAATCGCTAGCGATTACCTCTGGAATGCCGTCAAGCCCATCAACTCCCTCATCAAGCATTTGCGCCTCAAGTTCAATCAGCGTTGCTGGTAGTAGTTGTATTGCCATTGGTTAAATATCTTTCGTAGTATTATGCAGGTCTCAATAATGTATACACCGGAGAACATTTAGGTCACAACATGGTGGTGCTATAAATATGGGATCGCACCTATATCCATCTATCTATGTTCCTCTCATTTTTGATGCCCAGACGCCTATTCGAAGGCCGCAACTCACCCGTTGGCATTGTGGTGGGGAAGTTTTCCCCAGTAACGAAAGGTCATCAAAAAATGATCGATAGATTGATTGCTGAATGTACCGCCCGAAAATGTACACCGGTCATTTGTGTTGTTGATGTGGAGCGATTGGAGACAGGTAAGCTATTAACCGGCCCCGAACGAAAAAAACAACTTGTATCTATATATGGCAATACGATAGAGATATTGATAGTAAAAAATGCCTTCGCCGCAATGCTTGCGATACAAGAAAGTGGCCGTGAGTGTGAATTAATTGTGTGTGGTTCGGATAGAACAGCACAATACAAAGTAATGTCGAGTAAAATATTTGGCGATCATCAAAAAACTATGCCTGATGTTGTGGCGCTGTCTAGAGATCCAGACTCTGATGCGGTATCGGGACTATCATCATCAAAAGCTAGAGCAGCTGTGGCGGCTGACGACTTACCAACATTTAAATCAATCGTAGCAGGACCAAGCACCCAGGCGCTTTTTGTGCTGCTCAAAAAGCGCCTGGGTGAAATTTGATGGCTACGACCCGCGCATTCGCTGATGGACTTAACGAATCTATCAATATTTACGGCAACTCACCCACCGCCACGACAGTACCTGTGTCGACGACCTCAATAAATGCTCTGAGGGTTCCTACCCAAGCTCAGGTTCCAATCATGCAGATCGCAACTACTGTTGTTACCAACAGTGTTGCGATTCTCGGGCCCACAATAGGGACAGCAGTTGATGTTGCAACGTCGAAATTTAAAAACGCGGCGACAAATGCTGTATTCTCGGACACACACACACAAATCTCAACAAACGCCAAAGCTCTAGGGATCACAACCCCTAGTATTGGGCTAATTACTAATAGCATAACAAACGCGTTTGTCGGATCACTTGCTGGGTCGATAGTAGCCCTGGGCTCTACTACCCTATCAGCCCCCCAGTTTTCGGAGTTTACGGCTGATGTGGTAGCCACAGTACAACAAACTCTCATGACTACCATAGCCCCAACAGCGCTGGATCGCGCGTCTTCTTACGATTCTCCCACACTCAGTACAACACTCGGTGTCGGTCCGTCATACCCAGAACAAGAATTAGCCGGTCTTATATTGCAATCGATCCAATCAGGTCTAGTCGACGATCCAACAACCACCGCCCGCGAACAATTCCGACAAGCCGAAATCCAGGCGCAAAACGCTGCCCAACCTGCTGGTGATGTTCCTGATCCGGATTTTGGTAAAGTATTTTTGGTGCCGACCTTAATCCCGACGGACAAGTTTGTGTTCAAAGCACAACCTCGTATATCGACAGCTGATGTGGCGTTGTATACCCCCCTCGCTCCCACCCACATGCCAACTAGTTTCGTATTCTTCAAAGGCAACCCAACGCGTGTGTTTAATATAACCGAGATTAAGTTGTTCTCTCGAACATTCGAGGAAGCCAGTGAGAATCTCCGAGATCTCAATAAGTTACGGAGTTGGCTCAAGCCGTACTTTGGTATTGTAGGCCCTGGCGCCCTAGATGCTCCAACCCCAACAAGCAACCAATTATCCGAACCACTCCCTCCAGCAGACATCCAGACAGCGCAACCTAAGAGTTTAGAGGAATACGCAACAGAAGCGAAGGAAGCGTTTCTCCAACTGCATAGTGGTTACCGTCCCTCGTCGAATCACTCAGAACCATCCCCCGTAACCACAACATCAGTCCAAGGAGTCACGACCCCACTAATTGCCAATAACGAGCAGCTGGTCAACATCCTTTTACAGAAAGCGATCAATCAACCACAAGCGAATGATTCTCAGACATCCACTGTTGATAGAGTACTTTCAGCGATATTACCGACCAAGTTAGACACATCAGCAAGGAGTGTTCGGAATCAACCAGGTGTCTTGAATCGACTATTTGAGCAACTAGCAATAACCAACGATCCAGCGGCGGGGTACTCGGATGCTAATGGTAATTATTATGGCAACTTCGAGAGTCCTCTTGATGCCAATATATCCGCCGCAACCACCCCTCAAACAACACAACCAGCAGTATCCACAGAAGCGGCTGTAGTCCGGAACAACCAAGCACAATCTTCAGCAAACCTTGCTGCAGAATCTAAAATGTTGGGAGCACCACCAATGGTACTCTATTTGTATGGTTACTCAGACCCAGACGGTACCTCAGCTCAGAATATAAATAAAATCCCCGTCGTACTGGAGAACTTAACGTATGAATATCCAAACGATGTTGATTACATTCCGACATCCGAAGGCGTTCCATTCCCCACAATCATGTCTCTCACGATGACACTATCTGAAACCCACTCACCTCGTGAAGTGGAAAACTTTGATATTGAAGCATTTAAGCAAGGTAGGATGTTAGGATGGTAAGCAATAAAACACGGTATGGGTTTGGGGGGACGGTAGAAACAAACTCTGTGGGAACTGGGTTTTGGGTTCGGACTCTACTGCCTCGGAGGAGCGACGATGTAATTATCCAAATTTCTCCCGAGGAAGCGTTGAGACCTAGTTTAGTTACGTTCAAGCTATATGGGAAAGATAACATGTTGTGGTTACTATTCCAATACAATAATATTATCGACCCAATCGAAGAGATTTTTCCTGGGCGATATATGGTACTACCTCACCCATCCAGAGTAAAATAACTATAATTTATGCGCATATTACCATCCGCCCCAGCCAGTACTCGGGAGAGATTTACAAATCCTCTTGACCAATTTAGGTCCTACTCCTACTTCCACATCTGGGGAATGACCAATAGTACCCAACGCGCGGCTGAGGTGTTTTTGGACCAGGAACTGTTGAAGCAAATTATCGCCGACCCGACACCTAAAGATGAGTACGGCAATCGCCTGCTGACCACCCCAGCGGGTCCTGATTGTGTTATCCTAGTCAATGGTGTGCATGATGCTGATGTGATTATTGAAAAGCTCATCACAACTGCTCAACCTGGCTCACCTCAGATGAGCTTAGGGACATCAAATGTAACTATCACCGAAGCGGAGATGATCGTCCAAGAACCCGCCGGCATTCGATTTGCCAATATATTCAGACAAGCTTGTTTGGATCTAGGTGGCTTACCTCAGGATAATGTGAATGTGTTGAAGACTGTGTTCGTTGGGTACACCGACACAGGTGAAATTGAAACGATCTGGAATGTCGCACCGATGTACTTCCATATCATAAAATCTAAGGCGCAGATCAGTGAACAAGGTACGGTCTACACATTGTCTCTTGCCCCAGTGGTCAACAATGCTGCGTTCCATCCAAATATATCCACCAGCGCTGGTGGTATTAATATTCGAGGTAGTGGCAATCTAGGCGAGGCAATGGATACCATCGCTGATGCTTACTCCGAAGATGCACTGAAAAATTGTAAACAAATGTTTGGGGGTGTGGGGAATAAACGGGTTGCTAGCTATTTTATAGATTTTGATCCTAGGATATCAGAAGCATCTGATTGGTCTATAACCGAAGACAAATCTGTACGTTCTCAAGGTTCAGGGCAATCCAACTCGATTACAGTGGGACAAAGTGTTGCAATCGAGGGTGCAATTCGGCTAGCGTTTGAATCGTGTAAACAATACGCGGAACAAGCAATCGCCGCGGTGCCTGGGAAATCATGGACATATCGAATTGTGTCTACAATATACACTACAAAAACAAGCTTTGAGGTTGTATATCGAATTACCCCAACATTTGTAGTTGGTGATCATAAACAAATATCTGAAGACAAGAGTCTACAGGAAACTGCGAATGTACTGCATTATGATTATATTTTCACAGGCAAGAACACCGACATTGAAACGTTTGATATGGTAGTAGATGAAGGCTTCCCACTATTTCAAACTGTGACAACCAATCAAAATCTGAGTACGTCATATCGGAGTCCTACGCTAACTCGTGACGGTGTATCGAGAGCAAAAGAAGCCGCATTTTTGACTAAAGAGCGAGATCCAGCCAAACAAATCCCCGATAACGCATGTGTGGGTGTAGCTGTAATGTCTGACACCGTACGAACGCGTAACTCTGAGATGGATGTTCTGATCACACAGTATAAGAATCTGATATCTGAGACGATATCAGTTGCCATTGCAAAGTCAGCCGCGACAATTACCGTACGTGGCAATCCTGCTTGGTTCTCGATGTTCAATGTTGACCCTAAACTCATATACGACGGTGAAGTTGATGTTGATCTCCACAGCGCAATCCCATACATCAAGATTCACGTCAAGATGCCATCATCATACACTAAAACTGGCGCTTCTCGTGAGGAAATACCAACATTTGACGATTTCTGGTATGAGGGGGTCTGGTCGGTGATTAAGATTACATCAATCTTTGCTGATGGTCAGTATAAGAATGAATTAGAAATTTTAGCATTTCCGATGACTGGAGTCGCTGAGACCACGCGTGATGACCAACCAGTCGGTGGTGAAGCCGCTGGTAAACCACAAAGCAAGAAAGATGTTCCAGTTGAACTGGAAGCAGCTCGAGACGATACCGTAACATCTGAGATTAAGAAAATCCCCGGGATTGTTCCTCAGACTTCGCTGAGTGGCAAATTCTTGCTTGCTAGCGTATCTGCAGAGACAAAAGTTACTGAAGACTTCACGCTAGGTCGAATGTTGCAGACATCTCAAGTTAAGAACTGGCAGAAGGACAACTTCCCTGAGTCTCAAGAGCACTTGGATAATATTGTATCAACAATTAACTATCTACAACAGCTGCAACAGTACTTAGGCTTCCCTGTCAAAATTAACAGTGGCTACAGAAACCACCACGTTAATGCTAAGGTTAAAGGCGCATTAACATCAGATCACCTAGTTGGACTAGCAGCAGATATTGTGTGTCCAAGCTTCGCTGCATCTGACCAAGATGCTTTCTTGGAGAAGATTATATCTTCGGGTATTCCGTTCACACAGGTTATCTTCGAATCTCTCCCAAACAAGAGTGTCTGGATCCATGTATCGACTAACCAAAAGCGCCCCAGGTCAGTCACACGAAACAATGGCGGCCCTAAACTCATTCCATATAAGAAAATACCAAAGTAAACAATGGCAGATTTTTTCAATACTACTCGCAATCAACTCATCGACAGCAGCTCTCATAGAGGAGGACAATTATTCTATGGCACTACCCTGGGCAGGGTAGTGTCGACACAAGACCCTCAACAGATGGGTCGACTGTACGTTCATTGCCCTGAATTGGGGGATCCGGTGGATATGTCGCAAGATGACTATGAAGATCTACCACTGTGCACGTATTGCTCCCCCCTCGCCGGAACTTCGACCTCAACACTCAAGCGTGGGCCAAGCGCTGAGATAGAAAAGAATTTGACAAATGGTCCGGTAACGTACGGTATGTGGGGTATCCCAAAACCAGGCGCTACAGTTGCAGTGGTGTGTGTTGATGGTAATCCAACTCAACGACTGTGGATCGGTTGTATATACGACCAACTCACTACCAACACACTCCCACACGGCAGGTTCTTCTATGAGGATGAAGAGGGTAATGTCCCTCATCCACTTGGGGCCCCATATGGGCCACTGAGTGGAACAGAAGAGCCCATCCAACCTATCTTCGATAATCAAACTGAGGCATTTGAGCGACGGGACCACAATTTTGAGTGGCGAACACGTGGAGCTGATTACCAAGCAACCGCAATATTTGATAATTATCTCGATCCGAGCCCATGTAACGTCACAGATGATGAGATTGTTGAGTTTACTCAAGAAGATGGTACTGTTATTCTCGTCGTCCAAGGTATGGCCGAGACGATGGATAGAACCGATGCTGACACACCTGATAGCTCAGTGTACACCTGGACAACTCCTGGATTTCACTCTATTGCTATGGACGACAGGATAGAGAATTGCCGCATGCGGTTCCGAACCTCAGCGGGTCACCAAATTATCTTGGATGATACTAATGAACGTATCTACATCAATACATGCAAGGGTAATAATTGGATGGAGTTTGATGAGGACGGATGTGTTGAATTGTTCTCGACGACTAAAATTTCCGTAAACGCGCCTGATATCAATTTGATTGGCGAATCTACGGTGAGATTGTTTGCTTATGATAGTATTCACTTAAAAACCGAGGGTAGTATTTTCTTGGATGCTGTTAAAAATATCCAAATGACTGCCGGCGGGGACATTATGCACACCGCAGGCGGTAACCTGATCAACAATGTTGCTAAAAGTGTTACCGAGAGTGCTGGCAGTAATATCACTCACAAAGCAGGTGGAAATATTACAGAAAGTGCCACAGGAAACATAACCGAATCAGCAGGTGGAAATATTACAGAAAGTGCCACAGGAAACATAACCGAATCAGCAGGTGGAAATATTACAGAAAGTGCCACAGGAAACATAACCGAATCAGCAGGTGGAAATATTACAGAAAGTGCCTCTCGAATAGATATGAATGGACCTCAAGCACCAACATCTCCTCAAGCACCAACCTCTCCAACCGCCTCCAAAGCTGACCCATTAGACTGCTTCTGGCCAAGTAGGTACCCACATCACGAACCTTGGGCACGCACAGGAACGCTCAACGACAATTCCCTAGAACCTAAGTATGACTACGACGATCCGATGGTTGGCCGTGAACATAAGGTTAGAGATGAGAGATGGCGCCGATAAATAAGATGCCTATTCAACATTGAACTACATCTCAGATGGCTGACCCAAGAATCCCATCAGTAAATCAACGATCGTTTGTATCTACTGGCATGACATCCACAGCTCCACCGCCCCCCAATGCAGTGGTGCGGGACGCATCAGCGTATGCTCGAGACTTGGATAAGTTCTTTCCAAAGCATAAATTCCTATTTGTCACGCGGATAACGATGAACCATCCATACGACAGTATATGTGATGCCGGCCGATTTTCGCTACTAACCCAAACTTCAAGTCGCCCACACCCAAAGTTTGAACACGATGATGTAAATCTATACGGAATGCGGACCGGCATTCCCAAACGAACAACATACGATCCCATCACAATGTCATTCTATGATGATTCGGCGAATCAGATGATGAATTTCTACGCAAATGTAATTCGGCTCCAAAGTCCGCTTACAAACGTCACTGTAAACACTCCACTTGAAATTGGGCAATATGATTATGACTTCGAAGGTGCTGACTACTCAGAGCCGGGCAATCCAAGTAGAATATCGCCAAACGTCTATGGGGTTAGTTTCGGGCCACTGGGGGTACCAGGCACTGGTACCCCCCTTCGCTTGATCAAGACTATCGAATTATTTCACGTATATCGATTCGGCCGAACCTTTAATCAATACACATTCATAAACCCTAGAATTAATACGATAGAACTTGATGAACTGTCTATGGAGGCTGGTGTTGACAATTCGCTAATGAAGATGGCGTTTGATTATGATACGTTTCGATTAGATATAGGAGTACCGTTCGAACAGAACCCTGAGATCTCCCAAATGGTGGGACCAGTCGAATACCCCATCCGCCGAGATCTCGCGACAGAACCCCAATCATAAAAAAAGCCGCTTCAAGCGGCTTTTTTGTTAGATGTAGTAGTTACGGTGTTCATATTCAGGCTGAAGTAAACGCCGCACAGCTGAATCGATGGAAGAATTGTTTGTTCCCGCCTCGGTTAGGGACCTACCGATGTCGTTGATCCATTGCAGTACAAACATGCTGAGTTTGGATTGATCGTATGCAGGGCCTCTCTGAATATCATCAATAAAATAGCAAAACTTTACTTGGAGTTTTTGTAAGTTGGTGTTAGTGAACAGCATTGTTCGGGTCGCGCCTCGAAACATCGCCGATAATTTATTTGTCATTGCCTCGGAATTGAATGCAGGACGTTGAGTGTTGAATTGAGTTTCCATTTGTGTAGACTTACTGAGGTAATGGGTTGATTGAACAGAGATTGTAGATAACTGTGAAGCTACCTACTGAGTACTATACTCCTGGCTATTTATAATGTTGAAAACAGGTTAGTTTTGGTGCATGATGCCCCCATCCGACTACTAAATAGATCCACTGTTTCTGACTCATCAACTCTCCCTACCTCGTATTATCTCACACCATGCGCCACCACTTCACCGAAAAGGAACGACGGTACCACAACATGTGGTTATCCGTAGCTCAATCAGTATCTGTAATGTCACATTGCACTCGCAAGAAGGTTGGGTGCATTGTTGTAAAGAATGGCCAAATTGTGAGTCAGGGTTGGAATGGTACACCAACAGGGACTGATAATTGTTGTGAAGACTCAGCAAATACAACTCACCCACACGTTATTCATGCGGAATTGAATGCGATTAAAAAGTTACTAGACACCAACCCAGAAGCACTTGAAGGTTCGGTTATATACTTGACGCTACAACCTTGTGTTGATTGCGCCACATTGATCATTCGTTGTAAAATCTCGGAAGTCCACTACATTTCCGAGTACCGAGACGCTTCTGGGTTGAATTTGTTGCTTGCGGCAAATACACCAGTATTTCATCACCCATAACCACACAAGAGACTAATAAATTGCAAGAAGCCCCCACAGAACTTGATGGAGTTGTACTAGATTACACTCGAGACTCGCTATTCGGCCAACTTGGTGTACAACGCCTCCGGGAATCGTACATGACTTCAGACGAAGTTAGTCCCCAAGAGAGATTTGCGAAGGTATCCAAACAATTTTCAAGTAATCCTGACCACGCCCAGCGATTGTACGATTACGCAAGCAAGCATTGGCTGAGTTACTCAACCCCAATTTTAGCATTTGGGAGAAATCCTCGAGGACTCCCAATTTCATGTTTTTTGAATTACCTAGATGATTCATCAGAGGGTCTGATTAACAACCTGGCGGAAACTAACTGGCTATCAATGATGGGTGGTGGTGTTGGGGTGCATGTTGGTATTCGAGGTGCAGATGAAAAATCTGCCGGCGTAATGCCTCACCTCAAAACATACGACGCATCGTCTCTTGCGTACAAACAAGGTTCTACTCGGCGGGGCTCATATGCGGCATATCTAGACATCTCACATCCCGATATTATTCAATTCTTGGAGATGCGAAAACCAACGGGTGATCAAAACATGAGAACCCTAAACTTGAATCATGGAATCAACATTCCAAACAAGTTTATGGAAATCATCGAACGATGTATGATAGACCCAAATGCGGACGACTCGTGGAACCTAATCCAGCCGCACAATGGTGAGATCGTAGATACGGTATCCGCGAAGGCGTTGTGGATGAAAATTTTGGAACTCAGGATGCAAACTGGTGAACCATATTTGTGGTTCATTGACCACGCAAATGATGCTCTGCCAGAATACCAAAAATTGGCAGGTTTGTCTATCAAAGGGTCAAATCTCTGTTCCGAGATTGCGTTGGCAACGTCTAAGGAGCGCACTGCAGTGTGTTGCCTCAGCTCAGTCAATATCGAATACTTTGATGAATGGTCTAAGGATGAACTATTCCTCCGAGATGTTCTAGAAATGTTAGATAATGTTATTCAATACTTTATCGATAATGCGCCCGATACAATTGCTCGTGCAAAATTTTCTGCAATGCGAGAACGATCGGTTGGTGTGGGTGAATTGGGATATCATTCCTACCTACAAGCGAAAGATATCGAGTTTGAGGGTGCGATTGCAAAATCAACCAATATCAGAATTTCTCGTCATATCAGAACAAAATTAGATATTGCAAATATACAACTTGCGAACGAACGTGGTTCATGCCCAGATGCATCAGATTATGGAATTGTTCGTAGGTGTTCACATGTCATGGCGATTGCACCCAATGCATCATCGTCAATTATTATGGGGAATACATCACCCTCTGCAGAACCATATTCAGCAAACGCATACAGACAAGACACCACATCCGGAGCATTTGTCAATAAAAATAAGAACCTAGACAAATTGATTAAACAATATGCATCAGGGAAATCCGAATCTTGGTACGATGATACGTGGGCTTCTATTATTTCAAATGATGGGTCAGTATCACACTTAGAGTGGATGGATGATCATACTAAGGCTGTATTCAAGACCGCCCCAGAAATTGACCAGCGGTGGATCGTAGAACAAGCCGCTGATCGCCAAGTGTTTGTCGATCAAGCAATGTCAACAAATTTGTTTTTTAGGCCGGATGTGAATGTGAAATATCTACATGCTGTGCATTTTCGGGCATGGAAACAAGGTCTAAAATCTTTATATTATGTGAGGTCATCTAAATTGAGAAAATCAGATAAGGTTGGTCAAAAATTGGAACGCAGAAAAATAGAGGACGAAATTGATATGGCAGCATTGATAATGGGTGAAACGTGTATCGCGTGCGAAGGATAAAATGAAAACTAAATTAAAATTAACCGATAAACGCGATATGTTTAAGCCATTTTCATATCCCTGGGCGTTTGATGCATTTTTAGAATCCGAACAGATGCATTGGTTGCATACGGAAGTCCCAATGATGGAGGATGTAAAGGATTGGAAGTCTAAATTATCCGAGTCAGAAAAAACATTCCTGACCCACATTTTCCGATTCTTTACGCAGGGCGATATTGATGTTGCTGGCGCGTATGTCAATAATTATCTACCAAACTTCCCTCAACCAGAAGTTCGAATGATGTTGTCATCTTTTGCTGCACGAGAATCTATTCATATTGCTGCGTACTCGCACCTTATCGAAACCCTTGGGATGCCGGAGACGACTTACAATGAGTTTCTTCAGTATGAGGAAATGAAAGCTAAACATGACTATATTGAATCGTTTATTTCTAAAGATGAAAATTCTGTAGCACAACAAATTGCTGTATTCTCTGCATTTACCGAGGGTATGCAACTGTTTAGTTCATTTGTGATGTTACTGAACTTTGCACGATTCGGTAAAATGAAGGGGATGGGTCAAATTATCGCTTGGTCGATTGCAGATGAATCGCTCCACACCGAAAGTATGATTAAGCTATTTCGCGAATTCGTCAAAGAAAATAAACACATCTGGACTGATGAATTAAAATCGCAACTATATTCTGTTGGTGAAAAGATGGTAGAATTGGAGGATAAGTTTATCGACCTCGCGTTTGGTATTGATCCACAAGAGGGGTTGACGAAAGAGGATGTTAAGAAGTATATTCGTTACATCGCTGACCGCCGGTTCATCTCACTAGGGATGAAGGGCATTTTCAAAGTCAAGAAAAATCCACTGCCTTGGGTTGATGGAATGTTAGGGGTGACGCACACTAACTTTTTTGAACAAAAAGTTACAGATTACGCAAAGGGTGCACTAACCGGTGATTGGGGTGATGTCTGGGGGGGTACTCAAGTTGCCGACACTAGAACCAAACTCTCGGAATTTACTGTGTATTCCAAACCAGGTTGTCCCCAGTGTGACCAAGCTAAAGCACTACTGACTAACAAAGGCAGACAATTCACTTCTAAGATGTTGGATGTTGACTTTACACGGGAACAATACAGTGAGATGTTTCCATCAGCTCGTACGTTTCCACAGTTAGTTGACCCAGAAGGTAACAAGATTGGTGGTCTACAGGACTTGCATAAATATCTGTCTAACTAAGACCACATAATATGCCAGGTACCTATACCGTTGATCATAGCGACAATACTAAACCACGCATCGTAATACCACCTCTGAGTTTCGATCACTCCACATCTCTCAAGATGGTGGGATATCGTTCTCCTGTGTATGGTGAACTAATTTGGGAAAACATGCTCCACACAATGGAGCACTTTGCAAGCAATTATGCTCCGGTCAATCCTACAGAGGGGCAGATTTGGTACGACACACTGAACCAACAACTGAAGTTGTATGACTCGGCTGATATCTGGCAACTAGTATGGCCAATCTCTGAGGAGGTTGTTGTCGGTCCTAACCAACCAGCAACTGAAACTGGGCTGCTCTGGCACAGTACAACCTCAAACCAACTCCGAGTATGCGACACCACAGGAGTGTGGCAACTAGTATGGCCAATCTCTGAGGAGGTTGTTGTCAGCTATACCCAACCAGCAACTGAGTTGGGTCTATTATGGCACGACACCTCATCAAACCGCCTGCTAATCTGCGACAATAACCTAACGTGGCAGGTTGTGTGGCCAGTCCAGATGCCAACCAACCAACCAACAGTTTGGGTAACAAACCCAAATACTCTTGTAGGAGCTGGGATCTGCCTGGCTGTAGGTGCAACCGGATACACCAATGGAGTCGCGATTTTCCGAGGCCGAGATTTCGCAACAGAAGTAGGTTCTGTCGACATCAACCCCGGCAACCCCCCGGCGTATCTAACATATTCCTACACAAACCCTACCTCTGAACCGGTACTTCTCGAAGCAGATCTCACGGGCAACGGCAACTTATCATACAACTTACCAGGCTCGACAGTGGGGTTTGTGTATAATATTGGTGAAAATCTCAATATCACAATGCCGACTGCATTCAACACCTCGTCTGATCAAGGTACAATGAGACAAGATATTGACTCACTTGGGCTCAATACAAGAGGAGCTGCAGGTGGTACTGATGTGTATACAGAAGAAACTGTATCCGGCGCCAGATTTGTGAAGATCCTCAATCCTGGACAAACAGTGACGATATACGCTCAGTGGTGGTGTGTGTTGTACCAAAGCCGCCCATGGTCAGGCCTTGCTGTTATTCATGGTAATATGGGGCTTAAAGTTAAAGCAACGAGAGGTGGAGCATACTTATGATAGTCAAATATTATACACTTGGTGAACTCAATGATTTGCACGGAACCGGATTGACTCTAGCGTGCTACACTCAAGACAACTCCGGCAACTGGGTTGGAGTGATGCGTACTGCTGATGGTGAACCGTTTCTTGGGTATATGCCCAATGAAGTCAGTGAATCTCGTTTCAACGAGTTGAAACAACAAATAACCCGTCCAGATATGGTCAACTACTACCCTGGAAAATTCCCAGGCGTTGGGGTTGTCGACAAACCAACATATACTAAGCTACAAAAAGAGCAAGATAAGATTGTCAAAGCCCAAAACAAAGAAGCTGCACTAGCACAATCTACTGCCCTAAAAGCTGAGCAAGCACTGTGCAAAAAACTTGGCGTGACTGCAGATGAACTTAGGATTTTAGCTCGAGTTGCATTGACGCCAGTCTGAGATCACAACGACTAAATATACGAACTACCGCGGAAAATAATAAATCATGCCAGGAACCTATTCGGTCGAATATAGCGACCCAACAAAATCCCCGATATCAATCCAACCACTTGGTATTGATGTCAGCACTTCGCTTACGATGTTGGGATATCGCTCGCCAGTGTATCAAGAAGCAATCTGGACAAACTTCTTGCAGATGTTGGAGCACTTTGCTAGGAGCTCTCCTCCTATCAATCCAACACCGGGTCAGATTTGGTTAGATACTGGCACAGCCCCCGGTGTTCCAAAATTCTATGGTGTGGATGCCATCTGGCACCCAATTGGCTCTGGCATCCACGTCGGCACATCTGCCCCAGCTTCTATTAACAGTCTTTGGTATAACCCAAGTACGGGCGGTCTGTACTACTATGATGGTAGTGCTTGGATTAATACCGTTTGTATCGCTGTCGCGGGGGTGTGTGAATATGATGATCTGGTCGCACTATTCAACGCCGATGCCCTGGCATCTGGACAGACAGCCCTACTACCATTCCCTACCCCACCTAGTATCGTCAAGATTACTGATACTCAATGGCAAACTCTGATCAATCGCATTAAACAACTTGCGTTTACCAAGAACGTCTCACCTACAGCTATAGCAGCCGTAACATATAACAACTATCGTGTGTGTTCTGATTCACGTTGTGGCATTGTTACAGTACTGAAAGAATACAATAAGTTGCAAACTTTGTTGAATTCAGCGCTGTCGTCATCAACCATCAACCCTTCTTGCTTCGAGACGCTCAGTCCACCATCAGCAGGTGCAACTCGACTAACCTCGTGGGACGGCACCATCACGCACACTGTTAGTTTTACTTTCGCTGATGCCAACGCTGCAAGTAGATTTTTTGCAACGGGCGGTAGAATTACCTGGAATGGTCAGTTGTCTAGTCCAACAAATACACATGATCTCGCTTGGGCATCACTACTGAGCTCTTTTCCAAACGCCACACTAACATCGACAGCATTCAATGCACTAACATCGACAGATCAAGTTCTGTTGGGTTCCACTTCAGGTGGATCTGGATATTCGGGTGGATATTCATCCGCCGCAGAAACAGTGATCATATCAGGTCGCCTAAACAGCAATGTGTTAACGCTCACCATCGCTTTTATCGATAATGAGGCCGGCGCGGTCAGTGGATATTTGAATAGTCAGTTCACACTTACGCGCATGAGCTCAGTATGTTACAGCAATCCTAGCATTTCATATCCAACCAGCTCATCGGTTGGTATTTTCTAAAACACTTCCCCCCAACAAGAAAACCCTGTATGGTCAAAATTTGATCAATAACAGGGTTTTCTTGTTTCTACATTATGTCTCCTGAAAAGTTTGAAGAATTTATATCACTCGCGAAATACAATATCAGTTTTGCGGACTCAGTGTCACTATTAAAGAGTAAATTTGTCCAAGGAACTACCACAGCAGTAAATGGGGGTCTGTTTAAGATAACGGAGCAACGGATATTGTTCAATACACTAGAGCTATCAAGAGGGCATACCAGTACTGTACTCATTGATGATCGTGGAACACCGATTCGAATTGATGACCTCGCTGCTCTAAATGAGCAGTGGTATCAGACATGGGCGTTTGAGACCAATGCTTACTTCAATCAATACACTAAACTCCGAGGTGCCCGTAGTGTCAAAGCGCTCGTCGATATCTCAAATTAATTTTAGTTACCACGCCGGCGAAGACCTGCTATCCTTATTCGATGATCATGGAACTGCATTTGATCGACTGCTGATCACAGTAGACAATTCAATAACCGCACCGGCAATTTTAGACAATTCAATTGGATTATCAAACTACAACTATTGCATCAAGTCATCACACGCCAACCCACAACTCGATTTTTACGTGGACCAAGCCCGTACAATATCTCTATGCGATACCCGCGTGTTTCTACTGAATGATATACCAGTTGCTCAGCTAATATTCGAGTACGCCAAATTCGTCCGTGAAAATTTCCAGCACTTTCAAACTCTACTAAACCTTAATGTTGCTTGCAGTGACAGTGCTGCCATATCAATCGCATCACACATGCTTAGCCCTACAGATAATCTGATTGATTTCCCTGTAGGGGTCCTCCGCTGTGTTGATTCGATTGCCCAACAAACAACTAACATGTACATTATCGCTGCAAATTCCATAGTCCGAGCTGATTCTGTTGTACTAGTAACACGAGGTACTATCAAGTGATTGGGTACTTGTTACTAGCACACAGTCAGCACCAAGTAGACTTGATCACGACAATCCTCAACCGAGTTGCTACCACCCAGTGCGTACAATTCTTGATTACTGCTCACAATTCCGAACTTAACTACAGATCGTGGGCGACCGTGTATGCTCCCCACCAACCTTGGACGGAGGATCAATATGAAATCTTGTGGCAACTTCCACTGATTACTAGATTCAGTACTACGCTATTTTTAGACCTCACTGAAATTTCTACAATGCCCGATGAGTTTATTCAATCGATTGTTGATCAGGTACAATCATCGGATTTTATTGTATTTGGATCACTGAACACATCCGAGAGCAAATATGTAGAGAATAATTTACCCCAACTAAATGCTCGTCAAATCTTGTTTTCAGCAACAGACACGTGTAATTTGTTTTTTGATACTCTCAAACTTGTCGGTAGAAATTGGGCACAGTGTGCTATTCAGTTGTTGCCTCCTAATTTTCGTTCCAGGGATACTAATCTAATATGCGCAATTGTTGCTAAATCTCTGGGCGAAGGTATATTGTCTGATTATCGAATACTAAATTTTGTTGAGTCGAACCAAGTATTACTCAATGGCACTGTCCTGGTTCATGCAAATAAAGTAGTGCACACCCCAATACTCGATAGTATATACCACTCATCAACCAACGTTTAATCATGCTAGCTATTATATCTTCCTATTCAGGGGCGATCATTGGGGTATCACTAAGCGTTGTAGATGGATTGGATGGTGTTACCTACGTGCCGATCTGCAATCCTGAGACATACTACACACTCTCGGAAGATCCTACTGCTTGTGGACGGTATTGTGTACAGAATACCCCAACACACACAATTGTTCCAAAACCGATACCCAAACCCGGGGCCGGCCAGCAGTTACACAATAGTACGTCAAACGCCGATGTTAGCATTATATACAACCCATCCAATGGGCAGTTAACACTAGACTCGACTCTACCTGAAGTATCGGTATATTTTGTATATCCAACCACCAACATGCTAATTGTGTATACGCTATCCTCAACTTCACAGGAACACATAACTCCTACACAATTGAATCTACTACGCACCTGCTCTGTGTGGAGCAACTTTCACCAACTAACAACATACTCTACCAACATATGATTTTAAATACAAATGAACTAGATGTCATTCATATCACCTTTGATGAACCGAACAAAGAATACAACTGGGCGAATCTCCAAGAGATAGCACCCTGGTCTAAGCGCGTGGATGGTGTGTTGGGTTTTGACTCTGCCCACAAAGCCGCCGCTAATGCTTCTGACACAGACTACCTGATTACCGTTGATGGTGATAATACTGTGCACCCGAAGTTTTTTGAACTTGAGCTCAACATTCAAGACAAATACAGGAATAGCGTACTTTCGTGGAACAGCATCAACCCGCTGAATGGTCTGGTGTATGGTAACGGTGGAGTTAAGATCTGGCCTAAGCAGTACATCCTAGATATGCAGACGCACGAAAATAGTCCTACTGGAAAGGGCCACCATTCGCTCGATTTTTGTTGGGCAGATACGTATATCCAACTGAATAATGTATACTCAACCACACACATCACTTCGTCGCCACTGCAAGCGTTCCGGGCTGGTTTTAGAGAAGGATGTAAGATGACACTAGACCATGGAGAGTTGGTTGATCAGGTAGAAGATATTGAACGCAAAATGTATGCCCCCAACCTGAACAAGATGTTGGTATGGGGAAGCATCGGCCGAGATGTTGAACACGGCCGATCAGCGATACTAGGCACACGCGTGGGTATGTGGTATACCAACATACACAGGGGCGATTTGGCGATTGTCAGGGATTATGCTGCGTTTGGGGAATTTGCGCACTCGTATATAAACACGGCACACTCAGACGACACACTCGATTTGATGTGTTACGAATACGGTAAAATCATCGAACAAAAAACAGGGATAGCATTCTTAGACTTTACTAGTGAACAGAGTGCATTTTTTAAGAGATGCCAGCCCCGCCACCCGACATTTCCCAATCCAATGGTAACCGAAAGCTCCCTGGTGTAGTATGTTTGATATCATTTTTATCAGTTATGATGAACCTAGAGCAGATGAGACTTTTGCTCAGCTCGTATCTAGATTCCCGTATATTCAGCGAGTTTCTGGAGTCCAGGGAATTGATAATGCTCATTATGCTGCAGCAAAACTTAGTCGGACTGAGATGTTCTATATAATCGACGGTGACAATGAACCACTCCCTGATTTTGACTTTGATTTTGTGCCAGCACCCTGGGACCGACAATATACCCATATCTGGCCAACGAAAAATATCGTCAATGGGTGTGTATATGGATATGGTGGAATCAAGTTATTCAACACAGCTATGCTGACGACAAACAAGCCTACCCATTGGGTAGACTTCTGTTCAACTCGTGGAGCTGGAATCAAGTATATGGAGTCACGACCGATTAGCATAACCCACTTTGATCAGACCCCACTACATACATATAGGGCTACTGCTCGTGAAGTGTTCAAATTATTCCGCCAAAAAACTACAATCGAGACCTTATTGTCCCACGATGACCTGCTAAAAAGCTTAGAGTATCGGGACGTTCTCGAGCGACTGAGTAGATGGATAACCGAACAACCAAATACAGAGTTTGACGATGCATATCACGCTGGAATCAGTGCCGCACAAGTATGGTATTCTCAGAAGATTGATCCTACACTGATTAATAACTTCGCCTGGCTCACTACCCAATGGCTGGACACACATGACAACCCGTGATTCTCGAATAAACGTTCACCTAACAGAGTCGTATGCTGACAAACTATTAGCATCGACTGCAATTCCTGCAAATATTACAACTGATCTGATCCGAGAGCTGTATCACAGTCCGCGTAGGGTATCTTCCCACGATTGTATTAGAGACGCGCTATCAGATGGCCAACTTGCTAGTAAACTTGTCGCGTGTGATATGTTGGTTAACACAGGATTGGACCACGATACAGCCATCATCACAGGCGGGTGGTATGGTACCCTGGCTAAATTATTGCTGTACAAGAAACCATCATTGCACGTCACATCACTAGACATAGACCCTGGCGTGCGGGATATTGCTCATGATTATGTAGGCAACTCCAATCACTTCTCGGCTGTCACAGGAGACATGTACACGTTTCCGTTGTATGGTGATTATGGTGTGGTAATAAACACAAGTACAGAACACATCAGTGATTTGCAGCTGTGGTTAGAAGAATTGGTCAGCGGCCAGACTGTACTGCTTCAGAGCAACAACGCTTTCGACTACCCTGATCACATAAACTGTTGTAATTCAATATTCGATTTAATAGAACAATCACGCCACTCTGTTGACATCATTTCGTGTAATACACTATACTGTTCAGCATATCAACGTTATACACTACTGGGCCAAATCAAATGAATTATTCAATCACACAACAAAACATCGAAGATTTTCTCAATCGATCTCAATCGACAGGGGGATTTGCAACTAGTCACCGCACATGGGCAAGCGACACCGCAAGTAACATGATATCAGTGTTCTCCCCAGAGAGTTCAGGAACCGATTGGCCATTGCTCCACGCAACTGGATTCTTTCAATCTGTGTATGAATATAGCAAAGGGTTGGTTAATGTCTCTAGTAGTTAACCTATATGCCGGCCCCGGCGCCGGTAAGACTACAACAGCGCTGCGTCTAACTAGCGATCTTAAACTCCGAGGACTAAATGTGGAGTACGTTAGTGAATACGTAAAAGATGCAGCTTGGTGGGGACATCTAGATGTGTTCGATCAACCTGATTTATGCTTTGCTGGCCAGCACAGGGCACTCCGAACGGTACACGCCAAGTGTGACGTTGTTGTATGCGATTCGCCAATCAACCTACCGATTGTATATGCCACCTCTCTCGCTGGGTACCCACATGCAGAATTTTCAGCACTTGTCCACAAACTTTTTTCAAGCTATGATAACCTGAATCTACTCATTGACCGAGGGCAGTTGCCCTACGAGCCAATTGGTCGGAACCAAACGTACCATGAAGCACTTGCTGTCGATTCGGCGGTGGATACATTTTTGGGAGACAATGACATCCCTAGAATTAAGTTTGATCCGAAAAATGATACGCAATATCAGACAGTACTGAGATACATCACCAAACAACAAATTAGTAGAAAGAAAGGTTTATAAGTATGCAAGTAGTTTCAATTTTATTGACAACCGGAGTAGAATGGATCGCCCAGGATTCAGGATCATTTGGCACGGACAAACTCAGCCTAAAAAAAGTTCGCAAGATTCAACTGGTGCCAGACGGCAAAGGCGGTGCTGGGATGGCACTGTTACCCATCTTTATGGCTAATAACAATGCGGAAGACTTTGATCTTGACACCAAGTTTGTGGTGTTGAAGCACGCACCTCATCCAGAATTTGAAAAACAATACCTGCAAGAAGTTTCAGGCATTCAATTAATTTAACAATATAGAAAGAACATACAATATGGCAAGCACAGACAAAGCACTTGGTTTCCAAGTACACGCCCACTTGAAGGCAATTGGACTCGAGACCCCTACCACAAGTCAGGTAACTAGTTCAAGATCGGATAAAATAGCCGTAATTGAAGCTAGCACTAAGGCGATGCTTGAGGCGCTGGGATTGGACTTGACGGATGACAGTCTGACTGAGACCCCGATGCGAGTAGCTAAGATGTGGGTGGATGACATGATGTGGGGATTGGACTATAACAACTTTCCGAAATGTACGACTGTGAATAATAAAATGTCCGCTCCTGAGGAGTTTGTTGCAGTCGCAGTTTCAGCGGCTTCCCAATGCGAACATCACCTTTTATCCATAATTCCTGCGGGCGGTTTAAATCAACCCTCAATCGTGATTGCTTACATTCCAACAGATAAAGTGCTTGGATTGTCGAAGTTGAGTCGAATTGCGAACTTCTTCGCTGCACGACCACAAGTTCAAGAGCGCTTGACTCATCAAATCTTAGAAGCAGTTAAATTTGTAACTCAATCAGAAGACGTTGCGGTGTTTGCTTCCATGGCCCACCTGTGTATGTCTACTCGAGGTGCAAGAGATACTGCATCTGACACGACTACCTGTGCGATGAGTGGAAAGTTTATTGAGAATGCCAGCGTTCGTTCTGAATTTTTAGCCATCGCCCGTCAAAAATTAGCATGACAACAGCCCATAACGATATTACTGGGGACGCGCTGATCTCAAAAACACCATCTGATTCGTATCGAGATGGTTGGGATCGAATCTTCGGAATTAAACAACACAAACACGAGTGGGTAGACGCCGAAGAGTCTCCTACTCAAGAAGAAGAGGACTCCCAATAATGTACCAACCAGTTGCCTATAAATTTACATCCACTAAAGAATACATCGACGAGTTTCCAGTAGCCTACAAACAATGGCGGGCAGATACCCATTGTTCTAAAAACCATGGGTATAGTCTATCGATTAAATTCTACTTTGGGTCCAATACTCTCGATCGTCGAAACTGGGTAGCCGACTTCTCTGGGTTCAAAGAGCTCAAGCAAATTCTCAAGGACCAGTTTGACCACAAAACTCTAATCGCCGCCGACGACCCAGATCTCAGGCGTTACCAGCAGATGAATGATGATGGATTGTTGGATCTGACGGTTGTTCCTCATGTAGGGTGTGAGCTATTGGCAGATATGTTGTACAAATACATGAATGGTGTGTACATCCCCGATTATCTAGGGGCCACCGAAGCAGAACGCATCTGGTGCTACAAAGTTGAAATTCGTGAAACTCAAACCAACATGGCGCTCCGAGAAGGGCACCGCGAGTGGAATGAGGATCTATTTGCTGAATAATCACGACCTAGCCCACACCCAAACCTCACCTGATAATGCTAGGTGAGGTTTTTCATTTTCTAATTCAGTACCAAATTCAATGTACCTTGCCGCCAGCCGCCATTTCGATAACATCACTATCTGGGAGCAGAGACGCACGCCAGATAGTCCTGCTCCCACAATCAAGACAGTACGAGCGCAGTACAATTGCTTCATCAAGTGTAGTGATTGGTATAGATACCACACCGAGTTTAGTGATAGTGTAGAAGAGGGTACCCCCGATTCTGTTCTAAAGAAATTCCTAGGTCTGGCCACTCGGGCACTCGACGACACCCGAAAGCATAGCTCAATGTTTGGTGATGATCTATATGAACTCGAGTTCGATAACAAAAAAGAGTTTTCGAAATTTATCGACAGCAAGCCCATCGATCTTGAGTTATTCGAGAGTGACATCCCTCCAGAGCTCAAGGCACTTAGTGCACTGTATTACAAGTGTGAGCTACCCCACGTCAATACAACATACTACGACATTGAGGTTGACTACCGCCCCAAGAAGTATGACTCAGATCATAAAATTAAGATCCGACAACAGGGTGGTGAATCATTTGAAGCTGCAGTCTGGGATCTTCAAGAATACAGGAGCGATCCTGACATGGAGGTGTGGGACGAGCCAGTAAAAAAGTGGGTAGCAATTAAAAACTCACTGTACACATACGATGGACCAATCGGGTTCAGCTCACCACTCAATCCGTACGCACCACTAAACTCAATCGCCTTCTACCACACATGGAAGGATGAGTACGTAATCTTTTCCGTTCCTCCGAAGTCTTGGACAGGATGCAACATCGAAGAACTGTTTGACTACAGTCTTTTTGATGATATTGAATCCAAAGTAGAAATTGTATTCTGTAAGAATGAGACTGAGTTGCTAACTCGCTCTGTTGAGGAGATTCAGCAATCTGATCTATTGGCCGGTTGGAACTCTTCACGATTCGATGATCCATACTTTGCTAAACGAGTTGAAATTGTCCTAGGCAAGGAGTGGCTACAAATGATGTCGTTCCCTAAAGGTAAACCACCTTGGTTCCAGACAAAGGAAGTATTTTTTCAGGAGCAATTGTTTGTTCAGTTTGATGGCCGCGTTACGCTCGACTACATGGAGTTATTCAAGAAGTTCACTGTAGAGGATCGAGACTCATGGAACTTGGAAACTGTTTCACAAGACCACTTGGGTGAGCGGTTCAAGAAGCTTGAATACGAAGGTACCTTACATCATCTGTATAACAATAACTTCAGTAAGTTCGTGCGTTATAATTGCCGCGACACGGAAATTCTTCGAGAGTTAGATAAGAAGTATAAATTCATTGCTCAAGCAAATGCGTTTATCCACCAGTCTACATGTCACTTCAAGAATATTGTTGGTACTGTTCGGGCTGCAGAGATGTCAGTGAACAACTACTGTTGGTATGAGCTTGGAATGCGCGTGCCTGATACGAAGCAGTTAGATGAACAAGGCCAAGCAGCCGGCGCATATGTGTTGGTTCCACAAACAGGAATGCAGGAGTGGATCGTATGTTTCGATTTTAGCTCCCTGTATCCAACATGTGCACGGCTGCTGAATGTTAGTCCTGAAACAATTCAAGGACAGTTTGTTAGTAATGGGGATGCATGGAGATGCTTCGATGAGAATATTGACGACGAGTTGACATTCAGATGGGAGCGTGATGGTTCAGTTGAGACTAAGACAATGACTGGTTGGAAGTCACTGTTTGTTGCTAATAAGTGGAGCATATCATCATACGGGACTGTATTTGATCAAAGTATGCACGGTATCATCCCTGCACTGTTGTCGGGATGGTACACATCTAGAAAACAACACCAAAAGCTACACTCAACTGCGCTTGGTGATATAGTGATGATCAGTGCAGAACTAGCTGGCGGCAATATCAGCAAATCGCGTGTAGATGAGTTGTCAAAGTTACTGGCTGATGCGCAGTATTCTGCGGTATATAATGAAATGCAGTCTTACATCCTGAAGATAAAATTAAATTCATTTTATGGTGCACTACTGAATCAAAACTTCCGATATTATGATAAGCGAATGGGACAGAGTATTACTGCTACCGGACGTGCCCTGCTTAGGCATCAGTGTCGGAAATTGTGTGAGATTATTGATGGTAATTACAACATTGATCCGATTGTTGATGATGAAGATCCTCGTGCCCTACGAGGTGAAATAGCATCCCCATGTTTACTAGCCGGGGATACTGATTCAGGTTATGTTACCCTAAAGCCACTCATAGGCGACCGCGCACTATCAAGTAAACAAATTATCAAACTTGCGGATGCTATTGGTGATGAATTAAACGCTTCTCTACCTGAGTTCTGTCGTACTGCATTCTTATGCACACCTGGTTTCGATACCCTGCTATCATCAGGAAGAGAATTGGTCGCAGACAGAGGGTTCTTCATTCAGAAGAAGCGATATGTCATCCATGTGATCGACAAAGAAGGTAAGGCTAAGGATGAATTGAAGGCTATGGGGGTCGACATGCGCAAGACTACTACACCCCGCCCTGTCAAGGCATTCCTGCGATCTACGTGCCACAAAATGCTGACTGGTGCTTCGGATACTGAACTCGATGATTTTATTATGGAGTATCGAGATGAGATGATCGACGAAATTGATCTGATGGATCTCGGCCTTCCAAAAGGTATCAAAGGAATTGAACAGTACACAGCCACGTTCCGAGACTTCCCGACCACCCGACTGCCTGGCCACGTATCAGCATCGATTCTATATAATGATTTTAGACAAGCCGCCAGCGACACTGAATCGCTATTAATTTCGAGTGGCATGAAAATTAAGATTTTCAAGTTGAAGTATGATATGGAACACGCCGGCCGCATGTTTAAGGCGATTGCTGTTCCAACAGACGAGGAGCTGATTCCTCAGTGGTTCAAAGACGAATTTGTTGATAGAATCGATCGCCAACGCCACGTCGGAATGTTGGTCGATAATATGTTGCATAATATGTTTGATTCAATTCCCAGACAAGTACCGACTCGCCAGAGTAAGGCCTACGAATCAGAATTTTCTTTCTGAACAATGTAGGGATAAATAGTACCACAACCTTCGTGGACTTCAGGAATGACTATTACCCTAATACTAGCTGCTCTTAAACGAGTACCAATGGCTGTCTGGGCTGCACTCGCAGTCTCAGCGGTCATCTTTGGTATGTACACAGCGCTAAAAATCGCGCACAGAGAGATTGATTCACTTGAAGTGAAGTTGCATCAACAAGCGACAGAACTCACCGTAGCTCAAGAGCTAAATGCTACTCAAGCTACTCAATTCAAAACATCACTGGCTATCCAAAATACTGCAATTGAAAAATTGAGTAAGGCTACAAAAGATCAACAGACTAAAATTAGTAGCGCTGAGTCAATCGCTCGGGAGCGCTTCGCAGCATCAGAACGAACCATAGCCGCTCTCAGAGCACAACCAACTCAGCCCCAGACGTGTACACAGGCTCTGGAAGCTCTTAAAGATAAAGAAGCACTCAAATGGTCAAAATAATTGTAAGCACACTACTAGTATCGCTACTACTCGGATGTAGCACCACTGGTGGATTGGTTCGAGTCGAGACACAGACTGTGGACATTCCAGTAGTAATACCACAGCCTGTAATCGAAGTCCCACCTAGACCAACACTTGAACTTACAACACTTGCGCCTGATACGCCTCCTGAGGTAGTTGTGCGTGCGTATCAGATCACGATACTTCAACTGCAAACATACGCAAATCAACTAGAAGTTCTGTTAGGTGGGGTAAATGCATCACGAGTAGCCCCAAAATGAAATTAGACACAGTACTTCAAGAAGCCTCCTCACTATCAGGAACCCTGCTCCAGATGGCTGCTGGATTTGCTGTTGGTATGTTAGCATTCAATACTAAAAATAAACTCGCAATTGCTATACCAAGCAATAAAAAGTTTGAAGAAATTATCAAACTGCCTCCATATCAGCGAAAAGTACTAACACTTACCGCCGAAGACAAGAAAACGATAGCTGAGACACAGTATTTGGTTGATCAATTGGTGAAGAAAGCCTCATATAAAATTTCAAAGACAGGAACAGGTATTCTCCACAAGTCGTGGGAGCTTTACCTCTAAATAGTACAATACATTCACATATACATATATGCCTTCTACCTCTACTTCCGCATACATTGTGATGGTTAATAATACCATCCACAGTGTGACACTTGACCGCCATGTCGCCGACCAAATTTCGACTGATACACGCAACAGTGTAGTACAAGCGTTTCCTATTATCGACGAGTATCAACAACAACTAGCCGTAACAGAAAGTGTTGACACTTTTGGAAAATTCTTGGACGAGCTACCCCAACCGAGTAATCCAGTCCCTACACTCAAGTCGCTTTTTGACAAAAAAGTCCCAAAGAAATCACCACCAATAGACAGCACGACATATGAAATTATCCAGGATGCTGATACTACAGCATTTAAGGTCGGCGATGACTTGGTACCTCGCAACTCCAAAAAGTCAAAATGACACTATCCAATCTCCAGAAGGTTCTCTTGGCCCAACTCTGGGCATCCAGAGACTCGTCGGGTGATGGGTATAGTTCGGCGATGTTGAATCGTAAGACTCAAGCGTTTACGGACACATTTGCACGAGCTGGTCTATTGACCGTAGACGCCACGGCACACGAATTATCATTGAGCAGCAACTTTGAAACAATGTGTGTAGAGCAAGGGATTGTTACTGCAGATGACCCACCCGAATTTACTGAATTGGGTAACAGCTTACTCTCTCAAAAAATCTCAGAGTCCCCATCGAGATTACATGCGGTGTTTTTTAACAATAGAGCAAAATGACACAAGTGGCTCACCACTTGTTATGACCTGGTTAGTTGGCAGCGCTACGTAATACTCAAATAATTTTTGATTATCACCATCTGACACTACTTCAGCAATTGATATACTGAAGTAGTGTGGATTAGCAGCATCACTCACGCAAGTTCGGTTGTAGTTTACCCACAGCTCTGATATGATCTTTAGTATGACAGAATTGGATATATCCACCAAAAAGCCCTTGACATGGTCATCTATCAAAATGTCAGGGAAGAATGTATATGTCTTTCCGTTACGAATTAGCGTTTGCTCGGTTTTCACTATTTTGAATGCTGTTGTGGTATGAGTATGGTTGTACTTAGTTGTGTAGCTACTGTACTACAGCGTAAATAGACCATAAAATTACAAATATTTTACTGTAGATCCTACTCATGCGTATCAAACAAATCCTACACGAGGCAGAACTGGTATCTTTTACGCAGCTCACTTCAACTCAACTCTCGAAAGAGCCTACACTATCTAATGAAGGTGACTCTGACGACACAGAAATCCCCTCACCAGAAGACCTGAACCGCCAAGGTACGATCCGGGTAGTCAAAGATGCTCACTTGGTGTACAAACGCAAAGAAGACGCCAATAGATATACAGAACTCTGGATATACAAACGAAATTTGTTGGCTAAACAAAGCGACACTGTGTACGCGGCTATTATGGCAGCAACAGACATCCAAAATTTAGCCAAGAAGAGTGTTGATGGGGAGCAGTCAGTTGAAGTATGGAGCATTGGAGATCCGCGTGATAAGTTAACATTTGTAAAAATCAATGGTCTATCAGACTAAGCTGATTCTATCTCCAGCAACATTTTTTGCGTGGTACAAACTAGTCATCGCATTATACGCGCTACCCCCCGAACAGATAACTCAGATACAAATTGGCCAGCGCATCAAACTATATGAGTTGCTGTTAGCAGATTGTTTATCGACTAATCCGGTACTTGGTGGTATGACAAGACTTCGTGCGATCGGTACGCTGAAGATGCTAGATTCGTCGGCCTTCGATAGAGCAAGTGAAATCGCCGAAAAGAAAAAGTTGATCGAGCAACAAGCAGCACTCAATACTCCGACTACAGTCAATACCTGGTGAGGTTGAAACCAGGTATGATACTGGTGTATGGTACACGCACTACCATGATCAAATCTACATCACCCCGCCCAAAGAAACTAACTAAAGCTCAGCGAGAGTTACAAACTTCGTGGGATAAAATTACTGCAACCCACGCTCCTAAAAAGCCACTAACCGACTATAAGGTACCTTGGATTGGAGCACTCTTTTCATCACCACCGAGAGAATCAAGCACAACCAAAATCAAGTCTTTTGGTTCACAGGTAGGGAACGGTACCAAACCAATTCACAGCAAACAACTCACCTCAGTAGTAACGATAGCTCCAATTTGTAATAAAGGAGCTTATCAGGTAATTACCGATCGTAATGATTTTTCAACAATGGGACGCAAGGTATAAATGCAATCACGCACAGTAATCGAGTTCGCAACACTTCGGAAAAAAATCCAATATCAACTTCCAGAGTGTGATGTAGAATTATTTTTGATCAACCTGAGAAACACAAAACAGACTAAGTGTATAGTGGTTGATGGAGTTGTCATGTTTCCGGGCCTGTTTGATACCACGACGGTCACCAAGATGGCAGCAATTGCTAAGAAGTTAATTACCCCTGATGCTAAACATGAAACATAATCCTCAATTCTGCACAATCGCACCGACAGCATATCTGTCGAAGTA